AATTAGTTGATATTTTAGTGGAGTATTCACAGTGCTCACACTTGTAGGTTTTTCTTACTTCTTCTCCATTTACCATTTTTTTATGTTTTTCACTTTTCAAATGTTTATTCAACGTTGATTTATCATAATATGTCTTGTTACAGACTTTACATTCATATCCACAACCCGAATCAGATTCACTAACGTCACTAGGTGCCCTTGGATCATCATTTTTAATTTTTTGAACAGGAGATTTTTTATTATTTATTTGATCCTTTAATTTTTCATTTTCTGTTGTGAGTTCTATTATTTGTTTATCTTTTGTCTCAACAAGCTTTTCAAGTTCGGCGATTTTGGCAAGCAGTTGTGATTTATTCATTTCTTTTAGTAGTTTTATAATAAATAATATTTTCAAATCTTTAAGTCATTTTTTTATTTTTTTACAAAAAAAGAAAAATATAAATACTAAAATATTGAAATAAGAAAAAGCAAAAGAATACAATTTCTTTAAGTTAGGTAAAATAACGATCTAGGTATTTTAGAATTATTGATTATTTTATAAATACTACATGTTTTAAATTTCTAGGACTTTTTGTTTTTATTCATAATTCTAAAATACCTAGATTCTCCAAATACCTAACTAAAAGAATTTAAAAAATAAAATAAAAAATAAAAAATAATTCATAAGAACTATTTTAAAGATAGAAATATTTAAATAGGCTATTGAGTGATATTATTTATAAATTTCTTTTGTTTTTTCTTTTCAACAAATTTTTGTAAAAAGTCTCATCTTCTTTTGCATTTTCATACTGTTGTTGAAGTTGTTCTAATCTGCAAATCATTTTGTTTTTATGTTTTTCACTTTTCTTATGTTTTTCAAAAGCCGAGATATCATCAAAGATCTTTTTACAAACATAACATTTGTCCAGAGGCACCTCCTGGTCGTCGGTGTAATCATCATCATTAGAACTGTCTGAATCATAATTTATTAATTTCTTTTTGTAATCATTGACAATTTCATTTGAACCTTCAATTAATATTTCAAGTTTTTCAATTTTATAACTCATTCTCATATTATGTTTTTCACTTTTCAAATGTTCATTTAACGTTGATTGATCACAATAATCCTTGTTACATATATCACAACTATAATCATAATTAACAGGCTTGTTATTTTCCTGTGTTATTTTCATATCAGCAATTGTTTTATCTCTTTCTTGAACAGTTTTTTCAAGTTGAGCAATTTTAGCCTCAAGATCAGCAATGTATTTTTTGGACATTTTCTTTTAGTGGTTTATAATTAATAGAATAACCAAATCTTTAAATCATTTTTTATTTATTATTTTTTCTTTTAATAAACATACTATATATATACCCCAAACATACTATTCTGTATCAGTCCATTGTTTATGTGCGAGTGTATTTTTGGCCCATTTTTGCCCATTTTTCGTGTTCGCCCAAACACCCCTTTTTTGCCCCAAAAATGACGTGCGATAAACTGAAATTGCGTAAATAGACTGGTTCAATTTTTTTTAATTCCTAAATAAGTCTGTATTATTTTATTATATAACTTGTCTCTACCAATTGACCCCCCAAATGCAGGATCTTCATAAAATTTTTTGATTGTCTCTTTCACTCTATCAGATGGAATGACCAATAAAGGACCATAAAATAACTTATTATTTTTTACAGTAAATCCCCTCCATCTTCTTTTAAATCTATATTTGCTGGATTGATTATTTAATCTATCTGGAAGGGTATTATTTCTGAGATATTCAATTCCTTCATTAATATCATCATTTGTATATAAATAACTATTCAATGACTTTATAGACATATATAATGTATATACACTATATATATAAAAAATCTAAATATTTGTTGTTATTTGTTTCATTTCCACTGGTTTTGCTTCAATATCATTATTTGTTGGAGAATGACTATTCATTTCTATCTTAGCTCCCCAACAATCTGATCGGCGTATTCTTGTAAATGTTCTCTCAACCATAAGACCTATATTAAAAATTAAAGAACATATCAATAAAACAGTTTGATTATCCATATATATTTATAGAGATATTTATTTATATATTGGTATAGGTATTCTATAGATCTAGGGATTTTAGAATTATTGCAAAAAACAAAAAGTCTCTAGAATTTAAAAACATATACTATTTATAAAATAATGAATAATTCTAAAATCCCTATATTCTTAAAATCCCTAGGCTGTTTGTTTATTTGGTTGAACGAATGTTATTTTTGGATTTTGCATACCTCCTGTTGATAATCTTTGTGGAATTCTACTATCATTATTTACTATAGTGGGACTGATTGCTGATTTTTTAGCTGCCTCAACTGAACTTTTCACTTTATTATATATATCTTCACCTTGATTTATTTTTCTCTGGAGATTTTCCGCTCCTGCTAACAGTCTTTCACCAACTGCAATACCTCCACGAATAGGGACTTGAACAGAAGGGGGTAACATGGATATGACGCCCTGGACTGGTTCTGAATTGACAAAATGATGTGCTTTTTTACCTAATTCAATAGCATAATTGAGACCCTTTTTACCAAGATGATAAACGTTTCCAACTTTTGAGCCTAGTTCATTTATTTTGCTTCCAACGTTTGAAAAGAATGACATGTATATATATATTAGAAATATAAAAAAATTATACATTCTCATTATTTTGATCATCTAATATTTTGACCTTAACAAGATCGTCACGAGGTAAAATGAAATAATCATTTTTTTCAACAATTTGAAACATAACAGTCATATACCAATTCGCGTTTAGAATATCTATTAAATCCCCGTCTGCATCATTTAAAGATAATGTTATTGTTTGTATGGTTGTTAAATATGATTTATATCTTAAATTTTCTGTTTTGTTTTCCCAATTGATATATGAAAAGGGGGTGCTAGTGATAGGGATTTTAATTAATATATTACTAAGGTTTTTTGAATTAGTTGCATATTGATTTGTGATACCTAAATTACTTTGAATATATATAGCCTCATATGGACTCACATTTACGGCTGAATCTGAGACCAAATTATTTAAACTATTAAATGAATAATCTTGTTTTTTGTAAAATCCAAGAATATACTGACAGTCATATTTTGAGTTTTCACCAGACAGAAATAAAAATGAAACCATAACATTTGCTGTTGATATTGATATGATCATTTTATTTGTGAATTTATTATAGGATACTGAATAATTACAGTTGTTCGGGCTATTCTGATTTAATAAATTCTCCAAAGTATGGGCGAATTGGACTGCTGAATAATTACCCTCTTCAAATATCATTGTAAAGATATCATTATTTTCCTTGATATCTAAATACTTGTTTATATAATTCACATTGTAAAAACTGTAGGGAATACTACAATTTAATACCTGAACTATTATTTCTTGTTTTTCACTGACAACAATTGGTTCAGATAATGCAAAAGATATATAATTACTGTTATCATCATATTTTATAGCATCTTGACTTCTGATGTGTATGATTTTTGAATTCACCATATTTATATAGTATATATCCAAAATAATATATTAATATATATAGATTGGGTAGGTAAAATAACAATATAGGTATTTTAGAATTATTGATTATTTTAAAAATAGTATATGTTTTTAAATTCTAGGGACTTTTTGTTTTTACTCATAATTCTAAAATACCTAGATTCATGAAATACCTATCTTAAAGAAAAATTTATTTTAGTATGCTTTCTTTTCAATTGGATGAGATTAACAAGTTCTAATTCTACTAATGTAGGTAAAAACTGACTTGGAAAATGGAAAGGAGAATGCTTTATAATCCAGTCTTCCATTTCTTGATGATTTTTTATAGTCCAGTAACTAAGGGGAATATTTCCTAAAATTTTATAATTATATAAAATATCCATTTATATATATTAATGAAAAAAAATTATTCAAACAACTTGATAATATCACTGGTGTATTTTTGAATAAGAGGTTGTTTTAAGGCGTTTTCATGATGAGTTAAATCTTTCAATATTTCAATCATTTTTGTGTTGTGATGATATACCAAATATTTTTTCATAAGAAAAGGACATGTTACAATAAAACCAATAATATAATACCACATATAATATTAGTATAGAAAAAATTATGGGGTATATAAATTTTGTAGGACATGTTCAACAGTGGGTGCTTTCACTTGTGCTTTTTCAGGTTTTCGATAATTATCTTTCATAGCGTCAAGTTGTTGGAAATAATTCCAAATAGTCCTTAAAATCCCAGTTGGTGGAAGATTACTATCAATAATAGGAACCTCTTGATAGATATTTTTTGTAACAACACTTTTTCCGACTTTTTCCTTCACCTGTTCAACTTGAGGTTTTCCAAGGATTTCAGCAAATGACACACCTAAATGATCTTTCACATCTTTTTCTGCTTTTATGAATGTTTTCATCATATTTTCTAGATCATTTGATTTATTAGAAAATACTCGACTGATATCATTTCTTATTTTTCGTTTATTGAGATATATTGCATTCAATGTTTTAAAATCTTTATCTTCTATTTTGCCTTTATTTTTCTTTAGTGTGTCAATTGAGTTTTTATAAGTATGCATTAAATCAAACTCTAATTGTTTCATACTGTCAAGATTTTCACTGCTTTCATCTTTGATTTTTATAAACTGTGGATCAATAAAATAGATGGGCAAGTCACTTTGAGATGCTTTTTGTGCTGAAATCTCTTTTACCCCCTGTTCTTTTTCTTTTGCATCTTTGAAGGTATTTAATATTTGTGTTCTCAGAGATATTTTTTCTTCTCCTCTGAATAAGGCTAAAGCTTCTTCTTCAGCTTTCCTGTAAGTTTCCATATTTGTATATCTATCTAATATTTCTTGTTTATCTTTATCAGACATTGTTTTGATCTCATTAATAAGCTCTGTAAAACTTCTTTCTTTTGCTTTGGGTTTTTCATTTTCTTTTAATTTGAGATATGTATATATAACCAATTCGGGGTATTCTTCTTTATATATTCTGAGATCTTTTTTTTTCTGCTCAGTCTCTTTCATATATCCTTCGCCATATTTCTTGTTAAAATCTTCCTCCAGTTTTTTTCTGTCTTCTTCAGGAATCGAATTTATTTTTTCGGAAATTATATTTCTTTCCTTTGTTTTTTCTTTTAATTCATTGTATATTTTTGGATATTTTCGGGATCCTACTTCTGTGTTGATGTCGTCGTATTTTTCATTGATGTTCTTGATATCCCCAACAAGATCTTTAAATTTCTTGTATTCTTCCAGAGTGATAACTCCAATATATGGCACTTGTTCTTCTTCCTCTGGTTGTTCTTCTTCCTCTAGTTGTTGCTCTTCTTCTGATTGTCCTGCATTTCCGCTAAATCCTTGTTGCATTTGTTGCATCTGTTCTAAAATTTCTGCTTGCCTATTAACAACTTGTTGAGATGGTGGTAGAGATATTGGAGGCGGTGGTGTGCTTTTTTCAAGGTCCAAAACTTTTATCACAAATGGTGTATCAATTACAGGTATTTGATTGAATAGTCCAGGTGATATTTCAGGTGTTGTTGGTGATTCTGGTTCGCTCCGAAAACCTGGTGTTTTGGGAGTTTTAGGAGTCATATATTCTTGAGGAGAAGAAGGAGATGATCCAAGACTAGCTTCTGCCATTGCTGTAGTAATTTGTGATACATCGGGCTCAAATTCTACTCTACCAGGTGTTGATAATTTACGCCTTTGTTTTTCCATTTTGGCTTGCTCAAAAGCATATACTTTTGCCCCTACATTTTGGAGTTCGGCTAATGTCTCCACCCGAGACTCATCCAATTTATCTAACCTAGATATAATACTCTGTAATTTTGCATCATATTTATCAAATTGATCTTCACTGGGTCCAACTGACATTTTCTGTAAAATCTCATCTCGTTGTTTTTCTAATTTGCTGATCTGTTCTGATTTTTTTGCAAGCTCTGAAGATAATTTATCTTCCAGTTCTGTTATTTTTTTCTCATACATTTCTTTGTTTCTATCTTGTTCCCCTTCTACATCTTGTATTTTTTGATGAATATTTTCACCAAAAATATGTTGTGCTTCTGCAAATTGTCCAAGTTCCTTCACTCTATCATCTAGTTCTTTTACTTTTTTTGTTTTTTCACCAGCCTTTCTTGAAATACTTTGAATTTGACGTTTCATTTCCTCATCTGCCCCTTGTGGTAAATTTTTTATGATTTTCTCCAAGACATCTATATTTTGCATTTTTTCTTTAATTTCTTGATTTTCTAATAATACATCTTCAAGTTTTTGATCTTGTTGAATTTGTATATCTGTTATTTTTCTATCTAGTTCTTGTTGTTGTTGATTTTTCAATTCTTCTAATTGTCTTTCAAAAAATTCGGGTTGCATTTCCATTTGCCTCTTTTGTTCTTCATATGCTAATCTCATCTGATCTTCTTGGGCTATTCTCATAGCTTCCATTTGTCTTGATAATTCTTGTTGGTTCTGTGCTAATGTTTGTTCAAGTCCTACTATTCTTTCATCATTAAATTCTTGGGCTTGTCGATGTGCATTTACAAAAGCCTCAAAATCTTGTTGTCTTTGGGATTGAACACCATTAAGATATTGTTGTATCCCGCTAAAATCACGTATATTATTTAATTCTCTCTGCATAGGTGGTTGATTAATAATAACCGGCTGACCATTTCCTGTATTTATAGGAACGATAGGATATTGGGGATATTGAAATCTATTTATTTGTGGTGGTGTTGTTTCACTAGGTAAAACGATTCTAACATTTTGTTTAATTGATTTATCTACTATTGGTTTTTTGGATTGTTTCTTCTTTGACTTTTTCTTTTTTGATTGTGTTTTTGTTTCTTTCTTTGGTCCAATATCAACAGTTTGTTTTATTGATTTATTTTTTCTAATCTTCTTTATATCCTTATTTTCAAGCTTTTTTACAATGAACATATATAATATAATTGTAAAAAAATTTTATGGTATTAATATATATAATGGAGAGAGAAAGATTAATCAAATATAAAAAAGCTGAAATGTTTTTTAAAATATTCCTTGAAGGGAACACGGCTCAGAAAACATTCTATTTAAATAGTATTGCAGAAAAGTTCAAAGGATATGCATGGGTGGTTGTTGAACAGGCGGGAATCGAAAATGTGACAGAAGATGCAGAAGATACCGTGTTCTTTCATTCAAGTTTAGGACAACCGTATTCACAAGACATAAATAAACAAAATAATATGAATAGTGTTTTATTTTTTATTTCAAAATCTCGTGCAGTTGTGGGCAGTGAAAACTATACATATTCAGGAAATAATTTCAGTGGGTGTATTTGTAACTTTACATCTGACAGTATAGAGATATCATTATTAGATAGAAATCATGATATATATACAGACTTTGACAGATGGTATATGATATTAAAGATATATCCACTATATGAAAAATAATAAAATAGACTAGGTAATATAAGAATATAGGTATTTTAGAATTATGAGTAAAAACAAAAAGTCTATAGAAATTTAAAACATATACTATTTATAAAATAATCAATAATTATAAAATCCCTAGATCTATAAAATCCCTATGCATTTTTTTTATAAATCATCTGCATTGAAATTTGAATATAGATCAAAAATTCGGAGGGCTAAATATTTTTGTTGTGTGGATATCGTTGATGATATTTTCAATTTCATTATTTGTTTTTACAAAATTTTGATGTTTCTGTGTTTGGAAATGCTTTTTCTGGTGAAAATTATCATATTTACCACCACATTCACACAAATGTAATGTTCTGTTCAAGACATGGTAGTGTTTGTGGTAATTTCTGATTTCTTCAAAATGTTTTTCCTGATACCGTTTTTGAGTCTGTGCTGTCCTCTCTTTGTTTTTCTCTAGGTAAATTTTTCTTTTTGTTTTGATTGAATCCTTATTTGAATCATAATATGATTTGTTTTTTTGTTTTCTTTTTTCATTGTGTGTTTCTCTGTATTGTTTATCATAAGCTTGTTTTCTCAATATTTTGTCTTGATCAATTTGTATTCCAGAGAATGCTTTGATTTTGTTTATGCATTCAGTGGAGTCAATATGCTCTTGTTCTTTGCGTAATCTTTCTTCAGTTGTTTTACATGGAAAGGACTCAATCAAAATAATTCTGCAATTTTCAATTCCATACTTGTCAAACAAGTCATAAGACATACATTTTCCTGTTTTTCTGATTTTCCAGCTGTTGTAGCTGGTTTTGTGATTCGAAAATCTTTTACAAAGTTTTTGGGTTGTTGAGCCAATGTAAATTTCGTTGGATTGATTGTTGACGATTTTGTAAATTTTGGCACTCATATTCTATTGTTATTTTATTTTATACTTTTGTTTTTAAATCTTTTTTTTACTGTTTTTTACTGTTTTGTATGGATTTTACATTTTTCTTAAGTTTTTTTATATATCATCTGCATTGAAATATCATGTGCCATATCTGAAGCAAGTTTCTTCAGTTTTTCAAGTGCAGGAACATTTTGGAGTTCTTTTGATACCGTGATATGGCGTAACATATTCACGCTCAACTTCTTTCCAAATATTTTATTAAGTCTTTGATTTAACTTACTGGGATTTAATTGTTTTTGGTGATTATCAAATAATAAATATTCAGTTGGATTTAGTGATATCCATTTTTTAAGTATTGTTCTCATTTTTGGTGGTATTTCTATTTTTTGTGATCCATAAAATTTTGCTGTTTTATATCTATTGAATATGAAATTGTTTTTATCCATATAGTTATCTTTTTCTTTATCAATATTTTTTATTTTGAATTCAGTATAATCTAAAAGCCTTCTAGGTGGAATTAATATATATAAAGATAGTATAATATAATTTTGTATTCTTTGTAAATCGTCCATGGTGGGATTCTCTTTTTTCATAAGGGGGCTAACTTCCTTTTGAACACCTTTATATACTTTTTCAATGTTCTCATAGGACATCCAATTATTTTGTTGTTTTTCTGTTTTTTGTTGTTTTTCATCTTCTTTCCTAGCAATGTCACCATCATTCATCATAAGATCACGGTATTTTTTCACAACACCATTATCATTTTTTTCAGTGACAATAACAAGACTGGACAATATTGTTTTTCTATTTTTTGGGGGAACATCTTTTAAGAAATCAATAATAGTATCATAATCATTGAAGAAATCTAAATCTAAGGGGGTATTTATTCCTTTAATCTTTTTGTATAAATTTGATAAAATGGATGTATAAGTTGTGATACTTCCATTGGACAATTTGGGACGATTTGATTTTATTGTGTTGATTAATAATTCCATCTATATATTTATTTGAGAAAATTAAAAATTATATTAAATTCCGGCTTTTCTAAGGAATAACATATTAAATGGAAATTAATATTAAACTCAAATAGAAAATCACATATATAAAAACGTTTTTATATAGCCTTATTTTAAGTTTATTTTAATATTAATATCCATTTAAACCGGGTATTTTTTCCAATTCCTTATATTCTAAAGAAAAAATATATTTATATACAAATATATATAAATAAATTTCATTTACTTTGCCTAGGTAAAATAACGATATAGGTATTTTAGAATTGTTGAATATATTTATAAATAGTATATGTTTTAAATTCTAGGGACTTTTTGTTTTTACTGATAATTCTAAAATACCTAGATTCATCAAATACCTAACTACAAGAAACTATATTATGTATGATGTTATTACATTGTTAGATTTTTGAATGATAAAAGATATTTTTTTAGATCCTCATCATCAATATTAAAAAACAGAACATATTTATTAATTCTCAGACCACAGCATTTTATTCTACAATCAATTCTTTCACAATGAATATTTACAACTTTCCATTTCCATTTCACCTCTCTTATACACTTGGAATAATTGGAACGATATGTATTGTCATATTGCACAATTATATCAACAATATCTTTCGAAAAATAATTCTTTAATACTTCTAATCTGGCATTCATATATTATTATATATATAATAATATAAAAATTTCTTTAAATACTTTTTCTTTAATCTACTCTTCAATAGATTCAAATTGATGTGAAATAATGAATTTCTCGATTTCTTTGATCTGTTGTATTCTTTGTTGTCTTTGTTGTTCTTGTCTTTCAACGTGAAAAATGTGTTTTTTACTTTTTATATGCTTGGTTTTATTATAATATGAATATGTCCCTCCACAACATTCACATGTTATTTTTGCATTGACATCATTTTTGTGTTTTTCATAAAAGGTCTTATTATATTTATTCTGATCATAGAAATATGTCTTTCCCTTGTATTCCTTTTTCACAAGTTTCTTTTCTGTCTCCATCTTTTCTTTTATATATTTTTATTTCTTTAAATTATTTTCTTTTAATTTTTCTTTTTTCTCATGATAATATTGTTTTGATTTTTCTTTTTTATAGTTTTTATATTCCTCATCATTGTTGTATTTATTTCTGTAGTAGTTTTTATTATATTCTTTTATTTTATCTTTGTTCTTTTCTCTATATTGCTTTCCATAATTATAGTATTCTGAAACAATAACATAACCTTCCATATATA